TGAATCGAGAGACCCTCGAAGCCGGGGCTCTCACCGCTCTCGAAGCCGATTGGAAGGCTCTCGAAGCCAAGGAAGATGACAGCGGCGGCGAGAATGACGTGAAGGCTTCGAAGAAGCCGATCGTCGAAGCCCATGGCGATGACGGGGCCAGCACTCAGGGCGATGTTCTCGCGAGCGAACGGAAGGTTCGCGGCGATGAAGTTCGCCGGGTCGATGCCATCAATCGTCTGTCTGCCAAGTGCCCCGAGATCAACGCGAAGGCGATCGAGGAAGGCTGGACTCCCGAAAAGACCGAGCTGGCTGTTCTGAAGGCGTCTGCCACGAAGGTCAGCCACAGCAAGAAGGACTACGGCAGCGATTCCAGCGATCTCGTCATCGAAGCCGCTTTCGCTCGTACGATCGGCCTGGCCAACCGCGACACAGCCTACGATGAGCAGGTTCTCGAAGCCGCTGACAAGCGCTATCGGGGCGGGATTGCTCTGAAAGAACTCGTGGCCCACTTCGGAGCCCGCAACGGCTGCGAAGATGGCTGTCGCGACGAGATCGGCATCGCCCGCAATCTGAAGGCGGCGTTCTCGACCACTGAGATCAGCTCGATCCTGTCGAATGTCGGCAACAAGTCGGCATTGAGCGCCTTCAATGCCGTCGAGCAGAACTGGCGGATGATCTGCAAGATCGGCTCGGCTCGCGACTTCAAGACGGTCACGAAGGTCTCGCTGCAGGGCGACATGACCTTCAAGAAGATCGCTCCGAGCGGGAAGATAGAGTCGGGAGACCTGGGGAACCAGGTCTACACGAACAAGGTCGACAGCTACGGGCGAATGATGGTTCTGACCCGTGAGGAAATGCGGAACGATGACGCCGGAGCCCTGGCCGACGTCTTCAAGAAGATGGGCCGCGGCGGTGCTCTGGCGCTGAATACCAGCGTCTGGGGATGCCTGTCTTCGAGCGTGACGTTCAGCTCCACGGCTGTGACTACGAAGGGATCGGCCTTCAAGTCGAACCTGTCGGCCAGCACTGCTCTCACCGTGGCTGGCTTGTCGACGGCTTCCGGGCTGTTTGATGCACAGGTTGACCCGGACGGCAACCCGCTGGGATCGGAAGCTCGCTTCCTGGTCACGGCAGCTGTGGACAAGGCTACCGCGTGGCAAATCGTCAATAGCACGCTCCTGGTCTCTGGGAATACCACGGCAGCCGGGCAGAACAATCCGCACGCCGGGAAGTTCGAGCACGTCTACAGTCGCTACCTGACCACCTCCGGAACCTGGTACCTGCTGGCCGACCCGAACGATATCGCGGTCGTGGAAGTGTTGTTCCTCGACGGCCAGGAAACCCCGCTGGTTCAGTCGTTCGAGACTGACCCGAGCCAGCTGGGCGTGGTCTATCGCGGTGTCTACGACTTCGGAGTTTCCGCAGTCGAGAAGCGTGGAGCAGTGAAGGCCACGGCGTAGTAGTTGTTTCCTTGCTATTGATTGGCAAGGTAAGGGTAAAGCCCAATCAGGGTTCGTCTAACGGTAGGACACTCGGCTTGTACCCGAGCAGCGATGGTTCGAATCCATCACCCTGATCTTCTGATTTTCTCTCTCCACTCTCGAAGGTGCATGAATGGCCGAAGCCTATTTTGTTCATGAAGACGGGCACATGCCCTACACGCCAATCTCGGCTGTGGCGGCTGGTGACGTCGAAGTTGTCGGAGCTGTTGTGGGCGTGGCAACGCAAGCCATTCCCGCCAACACTCTGGGAAGCCTTGCCACCAAGGGCGTGTTCAAGATGCTCAAGCCTTCGAGCGGTGCGATTGCTCATGGCATCAAGGTCTACTGGGACCCATCGACAGGCATCACGAGCACCGCTGGTTCGCTCAAGTGTGCCGGGTATATGTCGCGTGCAGCGGCTGACGGCGACACTGAAGCATACGTCGAACTGGCACGGGCGTAACCTGTGAACATCTTCGAACGTGGGAACGATTGGCTCAACTCCCGCCTCAAAACGGGCGGGAGTTCGACCATCGTTTTGACAGATCCGGACGGCAATACCGGCGAGCTGTCGGCTACGATCGATAAGCAGGTCAGGGGCTCGAAGCCTGTTGATGACATCGATACGCAGACCAGTGACAAAGACTTCAGCGTGTTGCGAAGCGACATCGAGGCCGCGGGGCTCGAAGAGCCTGCAGTTGATTGGACCGTCACATATGGCGGGCTGACCTATCGCGTCTTCGATGTTGATGAGTCGGACGCCTTCCAGGGCCGGATCATGCTGAGAACTCTGAGGGTTGACGAGTGATTCCAGAACTTCGTGACGCTCTAACTTCGCATCTGCTCCTTCTGGGAGTGGTCGAAGCCTATGCGTCATACAAAACGAAGATCGACGTGAAGACGCTCGACATTCCGAAGGTGACGGTGATTCCGTCCGCTCGCACGGAAACGCCACTCAACCGGGCGGGCCAGACGAAGTACGACGTGACAACCGACCTGGCCTACCGGGCGAGAGTCACGGACACGGACAACCTGACCGAACTCGACAGACACGACGCGAGAGTTGAAGAGATTCTCGAATCTCTGACGGTCGGCGATTCCATCGGCGATGGTTGGATGATCATGAGCGTGACACGTCCCACGCTGTTCAGCGTCGAGCACATCCAGGAAGCGGGCGTGTTCACTTCGATCATCAAGGTTGTCTGCTCGAAGGTGATCTGATGCAGCTCGGAGTCAAGGCCGCGAAAGCCCTGTTCTTCGACCGGCCTGTCACGCGAGCAGTGGATCGAGCGAAGCTCAAAGTTCTCTCGAAGTATGGGGCTTTCACTCGCCGGACAGCACGAGCGAGCATTCGCAACCGCAAGGGCGACACGCCACGCGGTCGGCCACCGGCCAACAGGGTGGGAACTCTCAAGAAGTACATTTATTTCGTGCGAGATCATTCGGCTGATTCAGTGCTGATCGGACCTGCCAAACTGAGCGGGACAGAGGATAAGCCGGGCCTGGAGTGGCTGGAAACAAACTTCCCATTCATGGGTCCAGCCCACGAAGAGAACCTGCCGAAACTCCCCGGAATGTGGAAGGACTCAATCTGATGGAATGGGCGAACTGGCTCTCGAAGTTCATTCAGGATGTTGGTTTCCCGATTGTCGTGGCTGTGGGAATCATCGGATTGATCGGCTGGATCGCACATCGCCTCGGCCAGTTTTGCGGGCCATTGATTCAGCAGCTGCACTCCTCGGTGATGGAGTTCCTCGGGACGACATCGAAGAGCGTTTCGGTTCAGACTGACATTCTCAACGTCATGGCGAATGACCAAAAACACTACGGGTCACTGGTGACCCGAATCCACAATCGAATTTTCGGAGATGACTCTGATGAGCTGGTTCAAGAATTGGAAGACAACCACGGTCGGCGGGGTGCCGGCTCTCGCGGTGCTTCTGCAGCAGATGGCGGCGGCGATTGACAACGATCCCGCCACGAATCCCAGCATGACAATCATCGTCCTGGCTATCGGTGCTCTCGGCAGTGCCCTGTTCGCGAAAGACTCGGACCAGAAATGAAGAAGGCATCCGCCAGAACTCGAAAGCCAGCAAAGGCAGCCCCGGAAAAGATGGCTGCCGTGACTCCATCGGCTCCAGCCGTTCCCCGTCAATGGGGGCTGATTGGTGCTCTGCTGGCTGTGTCGATTGCCATCACTGCTGGCGTGGCGATGCTGTTCGGGGTCCCTGGATCATCTCCAGACCCAGCCACTGAGCGGATGGTGATCAACAACTACATCGATCTCGTCTGTTCGGAAGTTCTCGACAAGCTGGCGGCCGCGAACGATGGCGACCTTACCGGCGAGCAGGCAATGCACGTCATCAAGGTCTCGATTCCGATCATTCAGGAACAGACCTGGCAGCCTCTGACTGACCGGCTCACCAGCCTGCAGACGGAAGGCGTCTTCGACCAAAAGAAGCTTCAGGCAGCGATTGACGAGACGCGGAAGGGGCTGCAGTCATGCAAGCGATAGACCCCGTTTGGAATCGTCCGCTGTGCTACGACGGAGCCAGCGAAGATCACGCAGCACTTGCCACGCTGTCGAGTCTCTGTGCGGTCAATGACGACTTCGCCAAGGATGTGAAGGTTCCGGACAATCTGGCGTTCGGATGGCTCCCGGTGAAGAATCAGGAGCGAATCGGAAGCTGTGGCGGACATTCGAATGTTGGCGTAGGCCAGGTGTGCCACTACTGGGCAACCGGCAAGCTCCCTGACTTCTCCGAGCTGTGGGCTTACATTCGGGCTCAATCTCGTGACGGGCTGGCCGGGCGGGACTGTGGCAGCACGGCGAACGCTCACATTCAGCTCGCCACGACCGAGGGCTACAAGACTGAGCAGGAAGTGCCATACCGGGGCCAGTCGTACCCTGTGAACTGGCGAGAGATCGCGGGGATCCCCGGAACTCCCGCTCTGCGGCTGAAGCAGGTTGTGAGAGTCAAGAGCTGGCAGCAGCTCCGGCAAGGCTTGGCGGCTCGTTGGGCTGCGATGGCCTTCGGTCCTTGGTTCAACGTCCCAAGGGATGGGCAGGTCCGACAGCTTCAGATCAATCAAGCCGGGGGGCATGCGTGGTATTTCCCCGGCGAGTTCCGAAACGGCAACCCGCGGGGAATGAACTCGTGGGGGATGGAGTTCGCCGACCGGGGCCGGTTCGATTTCTACGAACAGCCGTTTAACCAATGGCTGGCCCACCCGCAAACGTACGTTTTCCTTCTCTCGGAACTGGCCGAAGCGAAGCCGCGAAACGTGGATTTCACCAAGGAGCTGTGGACGTGAAAGCGTTTCTGATTGCCCTCGCCTCGCTCGTGTTGGCTGCCGTTCTGGTAGCTGCCGATCGGCCTCAGGTTGACAGTGATCTGCAAGCCAGCGTGTCTCATCAAGTCGACGCTGAGATTCTGGCATCGGCCAGCCTGGCAGCCGAGCGGGACGCGAGCCGGTTGCGGGAAGCGAACAAGGCGATTGACGATCTGACGGAAGAGAATCGCCTGCTGAAGTTCCAGCTTGGCAAGGCTCTCTGCGAACTCGACAAGCTCAAAGAGACGGCGACTTCCGCAGACATTCAGATTGACGGAAAGCTTCCGCGTCTCATCGTGTTCTCTGCTCGCGAGTGGTGTGCTCCTTGCCGGGATCTCGAAAAGCAGATCGTCAAGCTCGGCACGCAAGGATACGAAGTTGACGGAGTTCGCCACCTGTGGATCGAGAACATCGGCAGCGGTGACGACTACTCCATTCAGCTGATCGATTGCTCGGATACCGATGGGCCAGGAATGCAGATGGCGGGGAAGTTCAAGGTGTCGACGTTCCCGACAATGCTACGAATCAGCAATCTGGGAATCATCGAAAGCAGATTCACTGGCGTGATCGATGCTAACACGATCTGCCGTTACCAGGCTGGGAAGTGGTCGCCACCTCCCGCAAAACCTGACGCGAAAACGTTCGTTGGGAGCCAGAAGTGAACGACATCGAACAGGCACTGACACCGAAGGCCAATGAGCTTGGCGAGAACTACGCCAAGTGGTCAGAGAGCTACAGCTGCAGTGGTCGCAGCACGCGAAGAGCTGCAGCCGCAGTTCACCGCCAGTACGCCCGCGAGCAGCTCGAAGACGAGGCTGCGAAGCTTGGGCTGGGCGTCGGTTTCTTCGCCTCGATTCTGCTGAAGTGGGTGATCTCGCGACTCGTGGCCAAGATTATGGAACGGTGGCTGAATGCAAGTTGAACCGATCCAGATCCCGGAACAGTTTGCTTCGCTGGCTCGCCAGCTGTGGCGATGCCTTCGCGGTGAGCTGGGCCCCTGGGAAGTGGTGTTCGACGGCAAGCTCCTTTCGATTCGGTCGGCAGTGGCCTCTGAGTGGGCCAGCGGGATCTCGATAGAGTGTGGACCGAGCTTGCTCCGGTTCTTACGGGGCGATTCAGCTCTGAAGCATGGCGAGCACTCCTTCCGGTTCCTTCGGCCCTGCCTGGGGATCTTGGCAAGCGACACGCTGGCACACGACGGCAATGCGGTGATCCCTCAATTCTATGTCATCGCCCCGCGAGTCACCGACCCCATCGCCCATCACATTTCCGCCGACGATGACGGCAACTTCACCATCAAGCTTCGCACGCGGCTGATCGGAGCCCCTGTTGAAGCCCGGATTCTTCTCTAAGGAATAACGCATGTCACTGCTCGGTTTGGATTCCAAGGTCTACCGCAACACCGGCACTTACGGAAGCCCCACTTGGGTTGAGTGGAGCTGGGTCAAGGAAACGACTCTCTCACTCTCGAAGGGTGAGGCGGACGCCACCACGCGAGCCAACGGCGGCTGGAAGGCCACGATCGGCACTCTGAAGGATGGCTCACTCGAAGTCACCGCGATCCATGACACTTCGGACGCCCAATACCTCGCGGCGTACCAGGCGTTCTACCAGGACACGGTGTTTGATCTGGTCATTGCCGATGGTCTGATTGCCACCGTCGGAACTCGTGGCCTGCGGGCCTCGTTCATGGTGACGGCTCTCGACCGGGGTGACCCGCTCGAAGACGTGAAAACCACGACCATGACGCTGAAACTGACATATTCGGCGAACGACCCGGCCGAATGGCACACGGCAAGCTAGTGATTGATTTCCTTCCCACGGCAGCCCGCCGGCTGCCGTGGGATTTACTACCACGGAACCAAGCATGCAAAGCTTCAAGGATGTTGACGGCGAGCCTCACGATGTTAACGTGACGTTCGCCACGATCATGAAGGTGAGATCCCGAACGGGGATCGATCTGCAAGAGATCATTGGGCCGAAGTCTCGCGAGATTGTCGAGAAGCTCACCGACCCAATGACGTTTGTCGAGGTGCTCGGAATCGCCACCGGCGAGGATGGCGAACAGCTCGCTGAAAAGCTTGATGGAGCAGCTGCGGAAGCCGCAATGAATGCGGTGCTTGATGCGGTGCTCGATTTTTTCCCGCCCCAGAAGGGAAAGCCCATCCGGGAAGCCCTTCGCCGGACTCGGGAAGCGGCGGACCTGCAGGAGAAGACCACCCTGGCCCACCTGCAGGAAGCGATGACGAACGGCGACTTCGACCGGGCGCTATCGAAAGCCTTGTCTGGGAACTCGCCGGAGAACTCGGAATCGACCCTGGGCCCCGCACACTTCGAGAGCTGATCCTGATGAGCAAAGGCCGACGTTCCGCCGAATGGTCGAGAACGTCGAGCCTGATGGCTCTCCTTGCCAATGTGAACAGCTCCGGGAAACGCTGGAAGCCGTCTGACTTCGACCCCACGAAAAAGCGTGACGCGAAGAAGGCAGACGTGAAGCTGCCCCCCAAAGAATCGATTGACATTCTTCTGAAGGTGTTCGGTGTCAGCAACAGCCGTTAGAGCAGGACGAGCATTCGTCGAAGTCTTCGCAGACACGAGCCCACTGGCTCGCGGTCTGAAGAAGGCTGGAAAGATGCTCACTGGCTGGGCTGACGGACTCAAGTCAGTCGGGAAGCAATGGGCGCTCGCCGGATCGGCTGGAGTTGGTGCCTTCCTGGGTGCTGCTAAGGTGTTCGCAGACACTGGCAGCCAGTTGGACGACATGAGTCAGCGAACCGGGGCCAGCGTCGAAGCTCTTTCGGCTCTCAAGTACGCTGCCGAGCAGAGCGGAACCAGCCTGGAAGCCATCGAAACGGGCGTCAAAAAGCTGTCGGTGAACCTGGCCGAAGCGACCAGCGGGAGCAAGTCAGCCCGCGAGAAGTTCGACAAGCTCGGATTGAGCTGGAGCGACCTCGCAAAGATGTCGCCAGAAGATCAGTTCGTAGCCATCGCCGAGCGACTGTCACAGATCACAGATCCCGGCCAGAAGGCTGCGGCGACGATCGATATTCTCGGCAAGAGCGGGGCCGAACTAATCCCGTTGATGAACGGTGGAGCCAAGGGCGTTGCGGCTCTTGTGGACGAAGCGAAGCGGCTGGGGCTCGTGATGACGAGCGCCGAAGCGACTGCGGCGGCTGAGTTCGGCGACAAACTCGATCGGGCTTGGGCCATTGCCAGTCGGTCGGTGGGGCGGGTGGGGGCGGCTGTTGTCGGTGCTCTCGGTCCGTTTCTGGACATGCTGATTCCGTTGGCAGCTGCTACTGGCCAATGGATCGAGAATAATCGCGGGGTGTTTCAGATCATCTTGGCTGTGTCGGCTGCAGTGGCTGCGGCTGGTGCTGTGATGTGGTCGCTCGGGACAGCGATTGCAGCCACTATAACAGTGGTCTCGACCGCCGCTGCTGTCCTTGGTGCAATCCTGTCACCGATCGGACTCGTAACGGTTGCCGTTACCGGGCTGGCAGCCTACTTGATCACGCTTTCGGATGGATTCGGAAAGCTCGCTAGCGACACGATGCGGGCGCTCAATCTAATGGGCAGGGCTCTTGCTTCTGGTGATCTTTCGCTCGCGGCTGATGTTCTTTGGTCGTATCTGAAGCTTCAGTGGACTCGCGGGAAGGCCGCTCTCACCGAGATTTGGATCTCGACTGTCGAGGCTTTTGTCGACGCTTGGCGGTCGGCGGTGTTCGCGGTTGCGAAATTCGGAATCGAGTCTTGGGCCGGTTTGAGAATCGCCTGGTCTGAGACAGTCAACTTCATCGCGAACGCAGCTTCTGCTGTGACAACTGGATGGGTTGTTGCTTGGCAGTGGGCTATAGGTCTGGTTGAGAAGGCTTGGATCGGTATTCGTGCTCTGTTCGGCGAGAAGATCGACGTTCGCATGGCAATGCGGGGCGTCGACGCCAAGACGCAAGGCGTGATCGATCAGGCTCACGCGATGCACAATCAGGCAGCCGGAGCCAGAAACTCCGAGGCCGGAAGGCGTCGTGATCAGATCATGACCGACGCCAGATCGATGACGGACAGTCTCGCTGCACAGCGACAAGCCGAGCGGAACAAGCGGGCCAGCGAGAATGAGAAGGCACTGGCCGACGCTGCCAAGAGTCTCGAAGAAGCTTCGGCGAAGTGGGACGCAGCAGCCGCGAAAGCAGAGTCGGCCACGGCTGGCGTTATCGAAGCAGCTGTGGCAGGTGCTCAAGGTGCGAGCGCCGGGACTTCGAATGCAGTTTCGATGGTCTCAGGGACATTCAACCCGATGAACTTTCGCGGGTTGGGTGGCGGTTCTCAGACTGATCCTGTTGTGAACAAAATCGAGGAACTTCGCAAAGAAGTTGCCGCAATGAGAAAGGATGAGCGGGAACGCCCCAAGCTCTAAAACCACATGGCAGTTGTCCTGAAATATGACAGTTCGCTCACGGCTGGGGCTTCTTCAGCTGACGGAAGTCTCGATCGGAAGTACCTGGTCGGCAGCACGTCGGATGATGACGCATACAGCGAACTCCTGGCCCACGCCGATTGCCCGGACTCGATCAGCACGCCCTTCGGTGTGCTGTTTCGAAAGCGTGTCAGCGTCACGCATGTCGGCAACGGGAACTACGAGTGCGAATCCAGTTGGGTGGGCCTGGGGGTCGAGAATGACGAGCCGTCGTTCGTCGAATTGAGCTTCGACACACAAGGCAAGACGGAGCACATCACCCAGAGTATTGACACGACGATTTACCCCGGAACTGGCGACGATCACGGCGGGCAAATCGGCGTGACGAAGGACGGAGTTGAAGGCGTCGACATTGTCGTCCCGGCCTTCACATGGACGGAGACATGGATTTTCCCGAACGCGAGTTGCTCAACCACCTACCGTGAGTCACTGAAGACTCTGACGGGAACTGTGAACGATGCCACGTTCAGGAATCATGCAGCTGGTGAAGTGTTGTTCCTGGGCGCACGAGGCTCGCGAAAGAACGCTTTCCAATGGCAGATTGAGTTCAGTTTCACGGCAATTCCGAACGCTTCTTCGCTGACTGTTGGAACGATCACCAGCATTGCGAAGAAGGGACACGACTACATGTGGATCACGTGGGACCGGGAGGAAGTTGGAGGCGATTTCGTCGCCAGCGTTCCCAGAGCTGTCTACGTCGAAAAGGTCTACCAGACCAGCAGCTTTTCCAGCCTCAATATCGGAACGGGAGCGGTGTAAATGGAAGTTGAAGCACTCGTCAAACAGCTCACGTTGAAGTCAAAGGAAACGCAAGTTTCTATGGACTACACCGAACTGCGAGCGATTGAGGCTCAGCGGCTGATCGCTCAAACGATCCTCGCTCTGGGTGGCGAGCCGCCCGTCAGCGTTCTGGCCTGGGATCGTCATATCCAGTTGGCTCAGGAAGAACTCGACGAGTCGCGGCGGATGCTGGCCCACATGGAGTCCGTTGCTGCTGAAGCCGGGGGGCAGTAAATGTCGCTTGAACTCGCAATCAGTGCAGCCTCGGGAGTGTACACCGACACGGGCGGAACTACCGGAGCCGTGGCCGGTGACACTTTGGGAAGCTGGAAGATCACGTCCGGCGTACTGACGAACTCGCTTTTCACGCAGTCCAATGCGGCCAGGCGTCCGACGCTCCGAAGCAGTTCTGGAATCGCCGAAGTCGAATTCACTGGCACATCAATCAACATGGGGCTCGCCTCGCCCAACTGGTCAAGCTGGACCTCATTCGCTTGGCTGATGGTCATGCGGTTTGATTCAGCGGTGACATCGAGCCAGTTCCGGCACATCTGGGGTAAGTCGGCGAACAGCGGATGGACGAACGGTGGCTGTTTCATGAATAAAGCCCCGTACGGAACCTCTCGAACGGCCAACTTCTATTCCGAGGCGTACACATCCAGGTCTGTGGAGCATCGCACGCCAAGCCAAGTGACATCGACTCGGTTCGTTATGGCTGGGATCGTTGATTCCTCGAAGATGTGCACGTTCGTGAACAGCTACATGATGGCTAGCCCGGAGTCCGGGACCGTGGCACTGGGGACATCGGATCTGCGGATCGGGGATCACATGGACAACGGCGGATACGGGGCCGGTCCGAACTACTTTCTATCGGCCTTCAAGGTCTGGAACGCAGCAATCACCGCCTCGGAAATGCAGACCGAGATTGCCAGTCAGATGACGACGTGGTCGGTTACTGACACGGTGACACCTCCGACCGTTTCGGGATCTGTAGCCCTTCCACCAGTGCGGAGATTCATGTGAAAGACTACCCAACCGGGACCACGATCTACCTGAAGTTCGGTACACAGCGACCGTCCACCGGGGCATCGTATGCATTGGCAAGCGGTGCGGTGTCCGTCTACAAGGATGACAGCACTACCCAGTCGACAACTGGCGTGACGCTCACCGCTGACTTCGACTCTGTGACTGGGCTGAATCACGTCGCTATCGACACATCGGCAGATGGTACGTTCTACTCGTCTGGTTCTGATTTTCAAGTCGTGCTGACCGCTGGAACGGTCGATTCGATCTCGGTTATCGGTCAGGTAGTTGGCGAGTTCTCGCTCGGGAAGACGTCGGCACTCCGGCCTACTGTTGCGGGGCGAACTCTCGACGTGTCTGCCGGTGGAGAGGCTGGAATCGACTGGGCGAACGTGGGCAGCCCGACTACCGCTGTCGGACTGACTGGCACAACGATCAGCACGAGCCAAGCTGTCGCTTCCGTGTCCGGTGCTGTTGGTTCAGTAACCGGAAACGTCGGCGGCAACGTGGTCGGGTCGGTCGGATCTGTTTCGGCTGCTGTGACACTGCCCACGATTCCCACTGACTGGATCACGGCGACTGGAATTGCAGCCAGTGCACTCAATGGCAAGGGCAATTGGCTGGAAACGACGAACGACAGGCCGAAGCTGACTGCGGTCTACGACAAGCTGCCGTTGCGGGGGTACTTCGTTGGAACCACGGTCAATTCCGGTGCGATCGCATCCGCTGACATGGCGGCGATTTCCGATGCGACCTGGGACGACTCGCTTGACGAGCATGACGATGTGTCAAAATTCGGGGGCTTTATCCAGCTGCTTTCTACGGCGGCGAGCCTGGCGACCGTTGCCGGGAACGTCTCATCGATCCTCGTCAAGTTGACCGGTATCACCTACCTGAAGAACTGGCTGGCGGCGATGTTCGGCAAGACCGCCGATTCCGGGACTCTGGCCGAAATGACCGCCACGACCGCCGGCACAACATACGACAACGCGACCGACAGCCTGCAGGCCATCCGAGACCGCGGTGACAACAGCTGGAGCGGCGGTGGGGGTGGAGGTGGCGGAACAGTCACGGGGGCCTCTGACGCCTTCCTTGATCAGCTGCGGGGCATTCGATTCATCGGGCCGACCAGCGTCAGCAGCTCGCCTCGCCAGATCGTGGCCGGCGACGATTACAGCGGAACGCGGGCGCTCCGGTTTGAGAGTGACGCTCTCCCGGATCTCTCCGGGGCCAGCTCGATTACGTTCACGATGCGAGCCACCAACAGGGCGGCAACAGTGGCCCTGACGGCTACCACCGTGGCCTACCAAGAAGATCCGACGCGGCTGGAAGTGACCCTGACTTCGACGCAGACGCGGCTTGATCCCGGCTGGTACGACGCCGACATCGAAGCCGTGGTCGACTCGAAGAAGCAAACCGTAGTGGGCCCGAAGGTCCGCTTCGAAGTTCTGGAGGATCAGACCCGATGAGTGTCCAACGAATCAGCCGCACAAGCCGAGTTCCCCGGCCCGGTATCGACTGGTTCAACAAGGTGGGCCAGGCTGTCAACGATCACGAGCAGCGGTCGAAGACATTTGGCCGACGGGCTGCGAGCCCAATCTCGAAAGAGCCTCAGGCTCTTATTGTGCTCGTGAAGAACACGACCGAGGACACGATCGGCCAGTATCGCCCACTCGATCTTGACGGGACTGTGATTCACGAGCAGAACATCGTTCTCAAGGGTGTTGTGGGGGCCGGTGGCCGGTGCGTCATTACGCAAGAGGTTATTCCGGCTGGAAAGGTGGGGCGGGCTGCGATCTCGGGGGTGACGTTTGCATGGGTGGAAGGCTACACGGCTGCCCAAGCGGGATCTTCTGACGGCGTGATGCAATTCGCCAGCGGTCGGGCCCAAGTGATCTACGACACGGACTCCGGATCAACCGGTGAGAGAATTGCCGTCGTTCTTCTCGACGAAGCTACGCATGCCTTTGCTGTGGGAACAGTGACGGCCAGCCCCACCAGCGGAACGAAGACCGGCTTCGCACTGGTTCAGATTGCTCATTGCTCTGACAGTCAATACGTCGGCCAGTCGGTTTGGGTGGCTGACTGGCTCGGCCAACTCCTGGCCGACGAAGCAGCAGCGGACCGAGTCGATCGCAAGGTGGCTATTTTCCTGGCCTCTTCACCGCTTTCGATTCACACGGTGACGGACTCCGCAACGTCGACCACCGTTGGAACACCCTGGGTATTGATTCACGCCAACTGCCCGGAGGTGGTGTGATGAGATCGAAGGGTAAACCCAGCTGCGGCGGGTGGGGCTGCAACCCGTGCGAGGCGGACAGCAATCCCTGCCTTGTGCTCACCGTCGAAGATCCCGTTACGATTGTGCTCGACGAAGCTCCGACCGATTACACGGTTGAGGATATGGAGGAGTTTCTGCCCGAAGACCTCCCGAGAGACCTGCGATACTTCTGCGTCTGGAACTCCACAACCGGGAAATACGAGTGCAACTATCACACGCCGGGAGCGACCGACACTGAGGAATCTGCCAGCCTTGTGATTGCGGACCGGCACGGGTCAGACGTGCTCTATCGGTCGGTGACTTACGACACAGCTCCGAACAATCTGTGCGACGGTGAACGCTGGTACGGCGGGGCGTCGACAGAGTTCCCGACCGAGTTTCGCGGCTCGACGTTTAGCACTCCAGCGAGCTGCCGGTATGCCGAGCCGGACGGCACATCCGGATATTGCAACTGGGGCGTTCTGCCGGGCCACGTGGGCGATATGTCCACCGGGCCTTGGGCTTCCTTGGGTGGATTCCCGGTCAAGTGGCATCGCGTAAACGTCGGCGGTGTGCTGAAAGTCAGGATCACTGTCGGAACGCCAAACGGTCCGGGTTGGTGGGGAGAGACGGACTTCTATCGGGCGGGCTCAACTCCCACGGCTCCGGTGTTCTGGTGGCCGATTCCGTCCGGGTCGCCGATTCGACTGGCCTGGACGCCTACGGTTCAGGACGACGGCAGCGCTCCGATTGATGACCCGCTGGCGAGTGCAGAGACGTCGACGTTCAACCCGTGGCCAGACATTCTGCTGGGTTCCTGCAGCAACACATTCCCGACTGATTGCGATCCGATTACATGCCTTCCTCAGTGCGTTGTTCAGGACTGCGGCGGAGTGAATCGGCGGCGACCGCTAAACCTGACTGTCACTGGTTGTGCAGACTTGGCTGCATTGGCTCCAGCAACATTTCCCACAGTTGACGGTGGTGGCTTTCAGTCTGGCACGTTCGGCTATGGGGCGACGTCTCCGCCTGGAGAGCCGCCTGTTGCTCAAATTCTGATCCAATACAGCTGCACGGTTGACGGCTTGCTCAGAGAGGTGTTCGTCACAGATACGGACGCAGCCAGTTATTCCAACTCCGCGATTGTGAGCGCCGCCTGCCCGGACGGAGCGTTTCACGACACGTTCACGCTGGATCTGTTGGATTGTGGGATTACCACGTTTGACGTGTTCTCTGACGCGAGCGATCCATGGGAATACCTGTAAACCTTTGCCGCTCAAAACAGCCTCTCCCGGCTGCCGGAGAGGTCACGACCTGCGATGGGTGCGGGCTCGCTCGCTCGCGGCTTCAGCGGCTCCAATGCGAGCGAAAGGGGCCGAAGACCATCGCGGCGAAAGCCGAGCCAGTACGCATGGACTGGCTGGCAGAGTTTCCCTGCTTATATCGCGGCGAGAAGCATGACGCGGAAGCGTGCGGTTGTGCTGGTGCTGATAGCGTTCCAGTTTATCAATGTCTCGAATCACAAGAGACGCTCTGCGTGATTCTAAAATCAAATCGCGGCAGACTGGTACGCAAAGATTACGAGAGGTTTGCTGATCTCAGGGCGTGCGAGAATTGTCCACTGGCGGCCACGGCTGCCGTTCTGGGTCAACCTGCTTCAGTGCCAACTGAATAAAGCGAGTGTCAGCGTTCAAGCGGTCGTTCAGTCGTTTCTTCTCGGCAATGTCTTCTCGAACGGCTTGCGTCAAGTCGTACGCAAACAGTGCGAACACGCCAACTACAGCGGCGAGAACATAGATCGAAGCCTCGCCACGAATCGCAGCCCAATCGGTTTTGGTTTCATTGCGAACAAACGGAACATCCGTAGACATCACGAGCCCCTTTCAAGAACGACCACAGCCAGCAACGCAAATGCGTTCCAGTCGGATCACTCGATTCTGAATTTTCCTGTTTTTCAACCTGTCGTCAATACACTTTAGCCGCACTTCTACTGCACTTTGCCTGCACTTTTTCTACACTTCTAAAAAAACACCGAAAACCAGCATTACAACTCGCTCACGAAAGCGAGAACGGCAATGGCTCTTGACGTCCAGAAGAAACCAACAGCACGCCCGCGGCGTTGCATGGTATACGGTGTCCACGGCATTGGAAAGAGCACGTTCGGTGCCTCAGCTCCGAAGCCGCTGTTCATCCAGACTGAGGACGGAATCGGCGATATCGACTGCGACCGGCTCCCGCTCTGCGGCTCGCTTGAGATGTTCTACGACCAGCTCGGCAGTGTGCTCTCTGAAGATCATGACTATCAAACGCTCGTGATCGATTCCGCCGACTGGCTGGAAAACCTGATCTCTGCAGCAGTCTGCAAGCGTGGCGGGAAGAAGGCACTCACTGACTTCGAGTTCGGCAAGGGCAACGGGCTTGTTGTTGCTGAGTGGGGAACGGTTCTGGAAGGACTGCAACAGGCTGTCAATCGCGGCCTGATGGTGATCCTCCTGGCCCACTCAGAAGTAACAACGTTCAACGATCCACTGTCGAACAGTTACGACCGCTACTCCCCGAAGCTGCTGAAGAAGTCTTCGGCACTGATTCAGGAATGGTGCGACGAAGTTCTATTCGCCATCACCAAGGTCTTCACCACGACAGAGGATCTCGGCTTCAACAAGAAGCGAACAGTTGCCACTGGCGGCGAGATGCGAGTTCTCAAGACCACGGAAGCGGCTGGCTGGTACGCGAAGAACCGGCTGGCGATGCCTCCGGAGATTCCGTTCTCGTGGGCTGAATATCAGAAGTGCATGAAGTAGCTGTCTGCGACAGCATCCGCGTGGATGGCGTAACGGTAAACGCGTCACCCCTCAAAGGTGAATCCGGCAAGGTCTCTGACCGGTCTTGACCGGCTGGCGTCTGGGTTCGACTCCCAGCCACGCGAATAGCGAGACACTTCGTCTCGCTCACACACGAAAGAAGGACGAAGACGATGAGCGTTGACTTTGGCGGCGACGGATTCAATTCCGAGGACGTTCCACCGGACAGCTTTTCACCACTGCCGGAAGGCTCGTACACGGTGATCATTACCGACAGCGAGCAGAAGCCGAGCAAGAGCGGCAAGGGCTCATATCTGAAGACAACCATGCAGGTTGTCGAAGGCGAGTTCAAAGGCCGGAAGCTCTGGGGAACGTACAGCCTCTCCCACGAGAACCAGCAGACTGTTGAGATCGCCAAGCGGCAGCTGGCCGACATCTGTGCGGCTGTCGGAGTGCTCCGGCCTCGCAACTCTGGCGAGCTGCACAATAAGCCGTTCGTTCTCGATTTGAAAGTCGAGGAACGGAAGGACTCTCCCGGCGAGTTCCAGAACCGAATCAAGAAACATCGGCCTCTCGTGGCTGGCGGTGGGCCAGCTGCTACGCAAGCTCCAGCCTCAAACGACGGCAAGCCGCCGTGGGCTCGGTAGCCATGGAAGCTCTCATCATCTCTGTTGCCGGTGTCTCATTTGCTTTCGGCTGGTGGCTTGGAAGCAACAGCGGAAAACCGATCGCCTAAATCGCGGTCGCCTGACCGTAGGACTGCTGAAGCAGGAAGCGTAGGCCAGCGGCTCGGCTTGGGGTTCGAGTCCCCATCAGGCACTTCTCAATTCTCGACTTGGAGGGATCATGTCAGTTCATCAGTTGCCAGAAGATTTGCGGTTTCCGCTGCATCGCGACACTCCACGCAAAAGCCGTGGAAAGATCGTGTTTCCCTATCCACCGTTTAAGCTGCATGACATCGGCGAAAACAGAGAGACTCGGCGGAAGCTTGGGGTAAAGTCGTGATCGAGCTGCGACACTACCAGCAAGCCGCGAAGGACGCTGCCTATCGTCACCTGCGGATGAGAGATGACAACCCAGTCATCGTGATTCCGACAGGTGGCGGGAAGACTCCGCTCATCGCTTCGATCTGCGAAGACGCTGTGAAGCAGTGGGGCGGGCGTGTCCTAGTCATGGCCCACGTCAAGGAGCTTCTGCAGCAGGCAGCCGACAAGCTTGGGAAGATGTGTCCTGGTGTCGAAGTTGGTGTCTACTCGGCTGGCCTGTCAAAGAAGGAACTTGATAAGCCTGTCACAGTGGCCGGAGTTCAATCGATCTATCGGCACGCCTGCGAGCTGGGAAAGATCGATCTCATCCTAGTCGATGAGTGTCATCTTATTGCCACCGAAGGCGACGGGATGTATCGGAGCTTCTTGAGGGAGTGCCAGGTTGTCAATCCTAGCGTTCGCGTTGTGGGCCTTACTGCGACTCCGTTCCGAACCGGCACGGGCCCGGTTTGCTCAGACGATCACTTCCTCAACGCAATCTGCTACGAAATCTCGGTCAGACAGCTGATTGCGGAAGGGTTCCTTTCTCCGATCGTTGCCAAGGCCGGGCAAGGCGTATCGATCGACTTCTCGGCTATCGCGAAGCGTTGCGGTGAGTTCGACGCTACCGCATCGGAACAAGCCTTCGACAAAGACGAGATCACGTCGGCGGCTGTTGGCGAGATCTTGACGATGACGGCTGACCGTCGTTCGGTGCTGATCTTCGCCACGGGCGTGAAACATGCCGAACACATCCGGAAGGCGATTGAAGCGAGCGGGCAGGAATGCGGGATCGTCACGGGCTCGACTCCATCAGGCGACAGGGCGGAACTGCTGGCACGATTCAAGGGTGAGAAACTCGGGATGCTGTCCCGGCCTCAGCTGAAGTTCCTCGTGAACGTCAACGTTCTCACCACGGGCTTCGACGCTCCGAACGTTGATTGCGTGGTGTTGCTTCGTCCGACGATGTCGGCGGGCCTCTACTACCAGATGGTCGGGCGTGGATTCCGCCTCGCCCCCGGCAAAGCAGATTGCCTGGTTCTCGACTACGGCGACAACGCGAGACGGCATGGGCCGGTTGACAAGCTGCAGATCAAGTCACCTGGATCTCGTGGTGGAAGTGGTGAAGCTCCCGGCAAGGAGTGCCCAACATGTCACAGCGTGATTTTCTCGGGGTACGCCGTGTGCCCCGATTGTGGACACGAGTTCCCGCAGAGCGACAGCGACAAGCTCGGCCACACGTCAGCAGGCGTCCCTGTGTTGTCTGGCGTGGTCGAGGATGAGGAGCACGAGGTTGAGTCGGTCGAGTATGCAGTTCACCGCAAGCGAGGAGCCCCGGACGACGCGCCGAAGACGCTGCGGGTGATCTATCGCTTCAACCCGTGGGACTCAATCAGCGAATGGATCTGCATTGAGCACACGGGATGGGCTCAACAGCAGGCAAAGAAGTGGTGGGCCAGTCGGTCGGCTCACGAGTTCCCCTACGACGCTGACTACGCCGCGAAGCTGGCAAACGCTGGAGCCCTGGCCCACCCGGTCAAGGTCTTCACGCGGAAGATCAGCGGCGAGCAGTGGCCAAAGATTCTGCGGGTTGAGTGCGGTGAGATCCCGCCCAAGTCGCTTCAAGTTCCTGATCTCGACACTGAGGAGGTTCCGTTCTGATGGATGCCAAAGAAGCTGCAGAGACACTGTCAAAGTGTCATGGTGAATTCGTTCCAACGAAGGAGTTTCAGCAAAAGCTCTTCGACGCCGGGATCGTTGTAGTTGTCCCGCCATTTGATGACGAATGGTGGGGCGATGAAGTTTGCTTTCATGGAAGATTCAACGGCCATGTGTACATCGGAGACGAAGACCCAATTGAATGCGCCGTCCACAAGTCAATTGGCCTCATCGACAACTGCTTCCACGACCATTGCGATCCAGAATTCTGTGACATCAAGCGTCACATTGATTCAGGGCCTGGCGTTGTGCTGATGCATGTCGAAGGCAATGACTATCCGACGCTGCGCCTATCTGCAAGCTTTCCTCACGAATCGTTTCGCGTCAAAGGTTCTCGAAACACGGGAATCGCATTCAGCATCGAAGACGCAACCAGCAAGGAGCCCGCATAGTGTCATCTCTCATCTATCTCGCCGGTCCGATCACTCTCCCAGATCCATGTTCGAACACCCACTTCGCAATTCAGATTGCTGACGCTCTCGTGTCGGCTGGGTTCACGCCGTTCGTCCCTCACCTGTCGACGCTCTGGCAGACGGTCCTGCCTCACTCGCACAGCTGGTGGATCGAATACGACCTGCGAGTCATCGACAACTGTGCCATCGTTGTCCGGATTCCCGGACCGAGCCAGGGAGCCGATATCGAAGTGGCCTACGCCCTGCAGCACGGAATCCCCGTGCTGTTCCTCGAAAGCGACGATCCACAAGAATCGGTCGATAAGCTGACGCAGCTGGCTCGCGTGGGCCAGGTGTTGGCCGGTTTGTAATCGAGAAAGGATTCTCAAACGTGCCTCAATCACTCTCCCCCAATGACCCAGAGTTCTGGGAGAAGATCGCTGCCGTCCTGCCGGTGAACGAAGAGAATCGGAAGCTCTGGATCGGTGCTGCGATCAATCAGCTGACCGTTTTGGGCTTCCCGGCTCTCTCGCTGCTCTCGCATGCTCCGGACGTCGACGCGAAGGCGTTTGCGGCCTGGATGAAAGAGAACTTCACGCCGGACTACACGGCTGACGGGGAGGGCTTCGAAGGATGACCCCTCGCGTCCACGGTCGAAGATGGCAAATTCATCACGAAGACCGGGAGGGGCTTTACGGTGAGTGCGACTGGTCCGCGAGGACTATCACGATTCACACGAGCCTGAAGAACTGCCGTAGGCAATTTCGGCTCGAAATCCTTCTGCACGAGGTATTGCATGCGTTGTTCCCTGAGGCCACGGAAGGCCAGGTTGACGAAGCTGGGAAGGTTCTTTCCAAGATCGTCTGGGCAGACGGTTGGAGGCGGTTGGACGCTCGGAAAAGGAAGTGAGGGCCTCCTATGTCTCGCGTTCTGATCATCGGTGACACTCACTGCCCTGGCATGCGAACCGGATATGTCGACTTCCTCAAACGCGTGGCCGACCGCTACGCAATCACGCGGGTGGTTCACATCGGGGACTTGGTCGACTGGGCCTCGATCTCGTACCACGAGAAACACCCAGTGCTTCGGAATCCGACGCTCGAATACAAGCGGGCATTGAAGCAAGTCTCGACGTTGTCGAATGCGTTCCAGAAGGCTGATTGGCTGATCGGGAACCATGACGCACTGACAGAGCGCCAGCTCGTGACGGCTGGGCTCCCTCCCGAGCTACTGAGATCACAGAACGACATCTGGCAGATCGAATGGAAGGTTCATAAGCGATTCTCGAAGCTCGAAATCGATGGCGTGATCTACTCACATGGGGACAGTGGGCGAGGCGGAATTGATGCAGCTCGGCTCCAGTCTCAGGACAACTTCCGCTCAACAGTCATCGGCCACTTCCACGGGCAAGCCGGCGTGAAGTGGTTTGCGAACAACGATTCACGGGTCTTTGGCCTCTCCGTGGGTTGCGGGATTGACGCTGACGCCCTGGCCTTCGAGTACGGACGCAAGTTCGCTCGAAAGCCGCTTCTGGGCTGTGGCGTTGTCCTGAATGGGAAACAGGCTTACTTCGAACCGTGGCTCTTGAGGTGCCGAAAGTGACAAACGTCTTTCGCGTGCAAATCTGGGACGGTAGCCAATGGCGAACAATGCAGCAGCGGCACGCCACTCGGAAAGTCGCTCTCGGATGGGTGAGCTTTGCGAGATCGGCTTGGCACGGAATGCCGGGGCGAGTGAGGTCTGAGAAGAACATCGCGAAAGATCGATAGCAACGGGCTGGATTCAACCGAGTATTCTAAACGGCTGTTGCCGTTCATTCAGAGGAGGATTGATGGTGTCGAAACTTGCTGTGAAACCGAAGGAAGCTGCGGAGATGTTGAGCATCTCCGAGCGTGTCATTTCTGACCTCGCACAGTCAAAGGAGATCGCAGCCGTGAAGGTTGGCCGGGCTGTGATCTACGACGTGAGAGAGCTGGAACGCTGGCTGACCGTTAAGACTGAACAAGGGAGGTGGAACGATGAATGACGAATTCTGTCAATTCAGCGACATGTCATCCGGGCTTTACGAGTGGCTGAAGCGTGGTCACTTGACGATTGGGTTCGCAGCGGAAGAGGTGCTGCGGACGGTGGCGAAGACAAGTCGGACCAGATCGATTAGGGAGGCAGTAACCGTGTCGGGCCGGGAAACCAGAAACAGACTTGCCGCGAAGATCGCTGACAGTCCTGTCAGCGCGGTGGATCTATTTTGCGGTGCCGGTGGATTGACGCACGGGCTGATTCAGGCAGGAATCAAGGTCGAGGCGGGAATTGATATCGACGAACAGGCAGAACACGCATTCGTGACCAACAATCCGAATACAGCGTATTACGCATGGGATGTTGGTCGCAAAAAGTACCCTTCGATTGAGAAGCTGTTCGCCAAGGGCAAGTACCGCCTGCTGGCAGGCTGTGCCCCGTGCCAACCGTTCTCGAAGCTAACCCAGGCGATCGAGAACCATCAATGCCGGGATTTGCTCAACAGTTTCGCGCGTTTCGTCGCGCGCATTCAGCCCGAGCTGGTGACGATGGAGAACGTGCCCGAACTCGCTGAACGCGGGCGGGATGTCTTCAATACTTTCGTCGCCACACTCGAACGCCTCGACTACCACGTCGATTGGAGAATCGTAAAGTGCGAGGAATATGGCGTACCTCAGTTCCGCCGCAGGCTCGTTTTGCTAGCGTCCAAATTGGGCGAACTGAAAGTGCCTGATGGCCAGTACTGCACTGAGAAGAAGTGGAAAACTGTACGGAAAGCGATTGGACAGTTGCCTCCCTTGGATTCCGGTGAAGAACACCCCAAAGACCGGCTGCACGTTGCGCCCAGACTCTCCGATCTCAACCTGCTACGAATCAAGGCCACAAGTCCGGACGGTGGCAATCGTCGCGAGTGGCCGGAAGATTTGATTTTGGAGTGCCACAAGAAGGAGACGGGTGAGCGGTATCATTCGATCTACGGCCGAATGTGGTGGGACAGGCCCTCTCCCACAATGACTACACTTTGTACCGGCATCGGGAATGGTCGATTCGGGCATCCCGAGCAACACCGGTCGATCACATTGCGGGAAGCAGCGCTGCTTCAGAGTTTTCCCCGCTCTTACGAATTCTGGCCTGCCGGCACCAAGCTGAATCGAGGTGCGGTCAGCCGAATGATTGGTAATGCCGTTCCACCTCGCCTCGCCAAGGCGCTCGGCTTGGCAATCATGGAGCACGTCGCAGGTCTGGAGTTTCTACCTGAGTATTGGAGTCTAGCAAGTGAGCAGTAACCCGAAGGACGCTGTCGGCCAGCTGAAGCCGCAACTCAATCTGATTCCGCCTTCAGCACAGATCCTCGAATCTGTCGTGATGGCTCTAGGGGCTGAGAAGTATGGGCCTTTCAACTGGCGAGAGTCAGCCGTTCGGGCCTCGATCTATGTCGCGGCTGCGATGCGACATCTGCTCGCGTGGGCTGACGGCCAGAACGAAGACCCAGAGAGCGGCGTATCCCACCTGGCCCACGTCCGGGCCTGCATGGGAATCGTTCTCGACGCTCAGTCGCTCGGGAAGCTCGAAGACGACCGACCGAAGCAGAGCGGGGAAGCCGCAAAGCTGATCGAGCAGCACACGAAGCAGGATCCCAAGCCTGTCGAAGCTGATCCCCCACGAATCGAATTCCGCACGCTGGGCTAGTCTTTCATGGATGTTGTATCACAAGCCAAGAACTACGCCGCTCGCGGCTGGTCGGTTGTCCCGATCGCTGCCGGGTCGAAGGGGCCGACGCGCTCCGGATGGCAGCACCTTCGACTCTCGGAAGGGGAGATTGATGATCTGTTTCATGGTGGGGAAAATGTCGGAATTATTCTGGGCGAAGCTTCTGGCGGGTTGCTCAATATCGATCTCGACTGCGTTGAAGCGGTTGCTCTGGCGAATGACTACCTGCCTCCGACGCCTTGCGTGTCTGGTCGCTCGGGTCGGCCAGGGGCTCACCGCTGGTACAAGTGCTCTGACTGCACTCCCAAGCAATACCGAGACCCACTCGACAAGTCGAGTATTGTCGAGATACGGGGGAACGGGCAACAGACCGTTGCGGGTCCGTCGAGACACCCGAGCGGAGACGTTTACGCGGTTGTTCCGGAAACCGAACCGGCGACGGTGGAACGCTGCGACATCGAAGCGGCTGTCGAGAAACTCTGGGAAGCGGTAGTCAGGAACAGGGGCCACGAGCTGCCAAAGGTTGCTCAACCATCCGTGTTCACGGCTCCAGCTCGTGGCCCTGTCTCTCTCGAAGATCGGGCTCTCGCCTACCTTGACGCCATGCCTCCGGCCATCCAGGGCCAGAACGGAAGCGGGGCACTCTACGCAGCTGCAACCAGCCTGGTGCATGGTTTCGAGCTGAACGAAGAACTCGCTCTCCTGATCCTGATGGAGCGGTACAACCCGCGATGCGTTCCGCCGTGGACTGAAGCGGAGATTCGCCACAAGGTCGAAGAGGCGGCGAACAAGCCGCACAGTCAACCGCGTGGCTGGCTGGCCAACCAGGCGAGCCCTCAGGACGCGGCACGGGCTGCGGTCGATCTGTCGGGCCTCCTGGCAATGAGCGTGCCACGGGCGGCCACTCCGACGCCTGCAGCAGCTCACGAGGAAGTCACGATTCCTCGCCATCTGTTCGAGAGCGTTCCTGGCTTCATTCGAAGCGTGATGGACTTGACGCTTCGAACGGCCCCCTATCCGAATGTCCCGCTCGCGTTCTCCGGGGCCTTGTGCCTGCAGGCGTTCCTTGCGGGGCGGAAGGTGGCTGACCCAACGGATTGCAGGACAAACCTGTTCGTTTTGGCCCTTGGAGATTCCGGCATTGGAAAAGAAGCTCCCCGAAAGGTGAATACAGCGATACTTGCCGAGGCTGGAATCTCTGGGCTCGGTGACAGAATCGCCAGTGGAGAGAGTCTTCAAGACGCACTGTTCACAAACCCTTGTCGTTTCATGCAGACAGACGAAATCGATGAGATGTTCCAGAACTTGAAGATGGGAGCGGAGAGCCGGTACGCGAGCTGGCAGAAGATCATTATGACTATCTGGGGTTCTGCGAACAGTAGCATCCCAATGCGACTGAAGACTGGGAAAGATGAAGTAATGCTTCACCAGCCTCACCTGGTGATGATGGGGTCTGCGGTAACAAGTCACTTCTTCGACAGCCTCAGTGAATCACAGATGACAAGCGGCCTCGTGTCGCGAATGTTGATTATCGAGGCTGATCGCAGACCCATGCGAGAAACGGCTGGCCCAGTGCGGCCAGCAGAAGAGATTGTAACCACTGCGAAGTGGTGGAAAGACTTCTGTCCGGGCGGTGATCTACAGGTAGTGAATCCAAGCCCGATGGAGATCAAATACACAGAAGACGCGACAAGGATTCGGGACTCTGCTGGTCGAGAGTTTGACAAGCTCTGGGACGCTGGCGGAGACACGGAAAAAGCCGTCTGGTCGAGAGCCTGCGAGCAAGCCCAACGAATGGCCCTCTGCTACGCCTGCTCCGAGAACCACGAGAGCCCGCAAGTCACTTCGACGGCGATTGAGTGGGCTATCGAATTCATGCGAGCCCACGCGAAGCGGTTGCTTCACCTGGCAGCGAAGCGAGTCACTGACAACCCTTGGGACAAGACAGCGAAGAAGGTGCTGAGAAAGATCGAGGACGCTGTTCTTATCGATCACTCGGCACTTCTTCGAATGATGAACATGCCGTCAAAGGCATTGAAGGACATCGTCGAAACTCTGATCGTGTCAGAGAGAATTCGAGCTGTCAAAGAGAACGACCGTGTCTGCTATGAGGTGGTGAGATGAGTGTCTATCTCAAGCGACTCGGCCAGTTCAAAGCCCGGCGTATTGAACCCGGACTTGTCCCGGTGGCTTATGGGATACCCGCCAAGCACGCCGACATTCTTCCCCGGCTATCACAGCTGGGCCTTGATGCACAAGTCGCTGCCCAGTTCCTGAGAGTGTTGCTTGAGGAGTTCCCGACATGAAACCTAACACTCGCCACCACGCGAAGCGTGAAATCTCCATCCAGCTCCAGCAGCTGCACGAAGACCGAGAGCAGGGCATCGAAGAACTCGAAGAACGTCTTCAGTACTTTGACGATTGGGACTTTTACGAATGGCCAAGCGAAGAACAACACGACAACCCAAGACTTCCAGAGTCGAGCGAACTCGGGCCGGTGGGAAGTGGACCGAGGCAGCATTCTGGGGGTGGCTCCGTTCTGGACTCCGGCGAATGTCGCTTCGTTGGCCAGGGCGGTCTCTTTCCATCAATCGAGCCCGCAGAGCTTACACCGGACCAAATCCCCGGCAGAAGTGGGAATACCAATGTGCTCGCTGCCTTGGCTGGTTCCCTCGAACAGAGGTTGAAGACGATCACATCGTTCCCTGCGGAAGTCTCCGGAGCTATGCAGACCTTACAGGCTTTGCTGAGCGTCTTTTCGTGGAAGCCGAAGGATTCGAGGTGCTCTGCAAACCGTGTCACAAGGAGAAGCCCAAGTGCGACGTGAACGAATCGAACTGAGTGAGCATGAGTGTCAATGTGCTTATTGCGGTCATGCCTTCGAAATGTCAGACATGATGCCATTTGAAGGCGAACTGTATGAGCACGACGACGATCTTAACGGAGAGCTTGTGTGCAATGGGTGCATTGCTGGATGCGAGATTGAGTGCTCTCTCAATTGTGCCTGTCGACGCAAGGCAAGAAGGAAAAGTAGAAGCCCAGGTGCGACCTAATTACGACATGCGACCAGGAGCCATCCGGAAGCATCCCCACCGGAGAAGTCGAAAGCTGAATCTCGACCCGCCAGAAGAAACGCTTGTTGCTATTCGGCGGGTGCTGTTCGGAGTTCAAAGGATCTTGAGAAGGAAGGGTGAGAGATGCCACGATGGCGAGTCATGATCCCGATTGACGGGTTCCAGATTTACGACGTTGACGCAAAAACTCCAGAGAGTGCTTTCGATGAAATCTTGGCCGGGAATGGGCAAGTACAGTTCGAGGGGACCATCTTTCAGAACCTTGAAGACGTGAAGAAGAAGCGTAAGCCGAAGCCAGCTGCCATTCTGAAGATTGGTGCGAAATCATGTGAAGGCGATCTTGTCGAGTGGATCAGGAAGCGGGGCCAGCCGGTAACCTCAAGTGAGGTTCAGCGGGGGTTGTACGCGATGAGGAAGCCGGGGGCGGCTAAGGCTGCATTGGCCGGTTTGGTTGCTTCCGGGCTGGGAGTTCTCTCGCAGTCTCCATCCGGTCGAACCGAGGCGTTTACTCTCAAAGAAAACCAATGACCCAAGACTACGAAGACAAGAAGCGACGATCTGCAGCCCGCGAGGAATCGATTTCTCGCCAGGGCCGGGAGATCGGCGGCATACCTCCCGTCGAAGACCTTGAGCGCCGGTACGAGTGCTCGAAGTCTCTGCTTCTTCACGGCCAGACATATCATTCCGACCTGCTCTATCTGGAGACGTGCGAAGATCAGCTCGAAATGATTCGCTCGATCGAGCGGGCTGTTCTGCAAGGTGACCTGCAGGCAATCGCCATGCCTCGCGGGAGTGGAAAAACAACGTGGTGCGAAGTCGGTTGCGAGTGGGCCATCCTGAATGGATACCATCCGTTCGGGGTCATGATCGGAGCGACCGAGCCCCACGCCGAAGAGATGCTCGACTCGATCAAGGCTAGCCTGGAATCGAATGAGCTACTCCTGGCCGACTACCCGGAAGCGGTCTACCCGATTCAATGCCTGGAAGGGATCGTCAACCGCTGCAAAGGCCAGCTCTGCAACGGCGAGCGGACGGCGATGGAGTGGACGGCAAAGCAGATCGTTCTCCCCACTGTCATGCCTCCATCTGATTGGAACGGGCCACGCCGGAAGGATGGCAAGTCGGTGAGCTGCGAGTCAGTAATTCGCATTGCTGGACTCACCGGGCGAGTTCGCGGGATGAAGCACAAGGGGAAGCGCCCTTCGTTCGTCCTGGTCGACGATCCCCAGACGCGAGAGTCAGCCAAGAGCTTCGAGCAGTCTGCTGACCGCGTGAAGACGCTCTCGGGGGACGTGTTGGGCCTCGCCGGGCCTGGCAAGAAGATCTGCGGGCTGATGCCTTGCACGGTGATCTACCCGGGCGACATGGCCGACCAAATCTTAGACCGATCGAAGCATCCCGCCTGGCAGGGGATTCGGAAGAAGCTCGTCTATTCATTCCCGACGAACTCCGGGCTTTGGGATCAGTACGCTGACATCCGGAAGAACTACTCAAAGGACGTCGAAGGCGACCAGGCACGAGCCCACGCCGAAGCGACCGAGTTCTATCGCGAGAACCGCGAGGCGATGGATGCGGGGGCTGTTGTCGCATGGGAAGGCCGGTACAACTCCGACGAAATCTCAGCACTGCAGTCGGCCATGAATCTGAAGATTCGGGACGAAGGGGCCTTCTTCGCGGAATACCAGAACGAGCCGATTGAAGAGAAGGTCGACGTTGTTCAGCCTCTGTCGATGGACGCCATCGCATCGAGAATCAACCGTGTTCCACGGGGCCGGGTGGCTCGAGGCCGGAACGTGCTCACGGCGATGATCGACGTTCAAAAGGACTACTTGGTCTGGGGAGTTGGAGCGTTCACGAGCGCCGGATTCAGCGGTGATCTGATCGACTACGGCCTCTGGCCCGCCACGACGCGAACTTACTTCCGGCTTTCTGACGGGCTCCCGACTCTGCTGCAGATGTATCCGAATGGATCACGAGAAAACGCATGGTATCAGGGCCTTACTGATCTAATGGGGGAGCTGTCGACTCGGGTCTATCTGGGCGAAGACGGAACAGAGCACAAGCTCGACGGAGGCTGCATCGACAGCCAATACGGCGAGTCAACGGAATCGATCTACCTGGCTGTGTCTCGGAGCCCTCACCGCAAGGATTGGATTCCCAGCCACGGAAAAGGGATCAAGCCCGGACAGAAGCGTGTCACAGCCTGGCAGGACAAGCCCGGCGACCGCAAGGGGCTCAACTGGCGTATCCGGCTCGAAGGCCGGGGCCGGCACGTGCTCTACGACACGAACTTTTGGAAGTCGTTCCTGATCGAGCGGTTCCGGATCCCGGTGGGCCAGCCGGGGGCAATGCTGCTGTTCGGCGACCGTCAATCCACTCATCGCATGCTCGCCGAACACCTCACGAGCGAAGCGGCCAAGAGTGTCACAGTCGACGGAGACACGGGCAACGTCTGGCAGCTCATGCCGGGCCGGGAGAATCACCTGCTCGACATCGCGGTCGGCCTGACGATGCGGGCCTCAACGCTCGGTTGCACGACGCTGACAGCAGCTCCCGAGCAGGCGAAGCAGAAGAAGCGGAAATACACCTACGCGGAAGTCATGGCAAGGAGGGCTGGAGCGTGAAGATTGAACAAACCCGATCCAGCGAATTAGACCGATGGAAATGCTGCGGGCAGCCAATCGGAGCCGTGTATCCGAGCTGGTGGAAAAGGTGTCCGCACTGCAAAGCTGCATCAACCAAGGAGGTTCGTAAGTAATGGAAACCTTTCTATGTGTGTTGTTGGCTGTCGTTCTGCTCGTAGTGGCCATTGCGGCAAGTGCGTGTAGCGAGATGGCAGACTCGAATTGCAGGTCCGCTGAATTTCTCGACAAGGCACGCAAGCTGAAGGCGACCAAATGAATCCAGACAGTCACATGTACGTGAGCGAGTGCCGACACTGCGGGGCCTCGATTCGATTCCTGGGAGACGCTCACGAATGTGGCGACCGCTCACGAATAGAATGGAATCTTTCCACTACCGAAGAAGAGCGGCGGAATGTGTCGGACGCTGTCCGCAGGGTCTATGGGATCAGTGAGGAAGTTTGGAATCGGCGAAGAAGCGGTGGGCCAGGACGAAAGCCGCTATCTGTTCGTCGGTGATGGCTGCCACAGCGGCATCAATCACCCTCGCCTGGTCAATCCGCTCGGGAACGATCTTGTCCAGCCGCTCGACGGTTTTTCCGTCCAGCCAGTACGTGACTTGCTTTCGTCCTGATGCTTTGCGGCCAGCTCCGGCGCGGGCTCCTCCTCGCTGTGACTTCTTCTTCACTTGGTCACACTCACGGCATGGTAACAGTTGAGATAGTGCGTCAGAGAGTTAAGTGCATATTTTGTTGGGCAGAAGAAATAGATGCTGTGGCAACCGGTCCGTTTATCCTGCACCGTGAATGGTTCAACATTTCGCAAGATTCGCGGCCCTTGATTGGCGATATATTCTCGGAATGAGTTGAGACACACGCATGCTATATCAGGCGAATCACAATTAACCGTGATACTGTAGGTGGTATGAGCCATCTCTCTCATCTCCTCGCAAGAGCCCCGGAGCGAATCTCCGGGGCGGGGGTTGGGTTAGTAGTCTTCACCAGAGTCATCAATGTCTTCGTCGACAATCTCGTACTCTTCTCCGTCCATTAGGCACTGACAAAGGTCAGCGCCATTGAGCGGGGCAAGCTCCGTGACAACTTCGCCCGGCTCGTGAAATGTGTCAGGAGTTGAATACCCCCTGACCCACAGAGATCCCTTGCACTTGCAACACCTAACTTTGAGGGCCATTCCCGTCGTCCTCGTGTCGTTCGCCCCGCGTCAGTCGCAGGGTCTGTCAATGCCGCGAGCCCCGGTTAAGGGGCTGGTTGGGGCGGGTTGGTTCACGTGATTCTCCACGTGTTTTGTTCCGCACTGGGAATCAGGTCAATGACACCGTCAATCCACATCTGAGCAAGCAGCGGAATCACCGCAGGACGGCGGCACACTTTGCACATGTGTTCAATTATTTCCACTTGAGTTGCTGTGCTGTTTGGTCTTGTGTCCAAAAAACACAGCAACTTCTCTCGCCTTGTTGCCATTATGCCAGCTCGCTTTCCGAAAAATGCCAGTCGCCACCAAGCCAGTCCTTGCCGCTCGCCATCTTCTGAGGCGGCAAGTAGGCCCGAACATAGTTACCGCTCGTTCGCAGTTCAATTGCCTTCATGCCATTGAACTGGCTGTTTTGTTTTTCGATGCGGAAGGTGATTACGGTGCTGTTCATGTTCGTTGTCCTCGGTTTGCTGCCCGCGTCAGTCGCGTTGCATGTCACAAGTATTATCGGTCACCGTTTGAAATGCAATGCGGAAATCAAAGATCGAATATAGATTTTCGAAGATTTACCACCACTGGTGCCACCACGGCAAAACAGCGATTCCGCAAACTGTTTATTGCCAGCACTTTACGAGAACACGTTCGAGTCCCTCATAATCGCGAGCGAAACGTGGCAGAACGGAACTACGGCTGGCTCGCAAAGTGTGGAACAGCTTGGGCCACGGGTCAACGCCGGCACGGGTGATGATCCTGGCAAACCTGGTTCGGAAGTTCTTCGAGGCGTCCGGGGCCAGCGTGACAACTCGAGCGCCTTCGCGGAGCTTGTAACGTAGGCTTCGACGTAGAGCATGATCTGTCGGGCCTGCTTCACGGGCATGGCTCCGAGGTAGATCGTCTGCCGGGCGCCCGTGCCGGCATCGATATATCGGATCTTGTGCCGCTTGCTGGCGTCTGTTTCGAGGCTGGCCAATGTTCATTCTCGTCTATGGGTTCGTCTGAATTTGCGTCGAAGGGTGGCGAGCTGCTCGCGAAGCTCGCTGTTTTCGCGTTCAAGCTGCGTGATGTAGCGATAGGATCGCATCAACCAGCGGCGAACCTTCTCGCTCACGATTGGGAGTGCGAGCACAAGGCAATTCTTGCTCCAGAAGTTGCGGGACATGCTCATTTACGCAACCTCCTGAACGCTCTGGATGGCTCGCACGAGGTTGATCAGGTCGGCCTCCGTCCTGGCCGACCCGATGAGTCCGGAGATTCCGTTCCGGATGTAAACGCCACCGGTTTCGAAGACGACAAGCTGCCGTTGGCCGGGCAAGTCGAGAAGCCAAGGTCTTGTGGCTCCTTCCTTGCGGAAGCCGAGAGACTGCAACAACTGGGGGGTAATCACGCATGGTTCGCTACTCATTGCTTGATCCCTCCAGGCTGTTCCAGAAGTCTTCAACACGCACGAGCTTCGTGTGTCCGAACTTCTTGTGAGGGATTTTCTTCAGGGTGCGGGCGAGGACGGCAGCGTTTGAGATTCCGAGGAATTCACCGAGCTGAGCATCGCTTACGATGGCGTTCAAATGCAGCTGGAGCTTGGATTTTCCGGTTGACATGTGCGTGTAGGTTCCCTGACGTGGATGTTGCTTGACGCTGCTGCGTCGTGAGTGGTGGTCTGCTGCGGTCAGGGGGTCCAAGCCCTGGCCGCAGCCGTGGATCAACATAGCGAATCGGTTGAACTGGTCAACGCGAATCGGTAGAAACTTGATCGTTTTCCGGAACATTCAATCTTCCATGGCTCGCTTTGTGGCAGCTTTCGAAAGGCCGATGGCCTGGCAGCCTTTCTCGGTCGCGAAGAACATCCAGTCACGCCCTTCGTTGATGGCGTAACCTTTTGACACGAGACCCATGTCTCGAAGCTCGATTCCTGTGACGTAATCTTGCCCGTCGACACCGGCACAGAAACGATTTCTGTATCCATGCTGGCTCTTCTTTTGATCGGGGCGAGCCCCCAGCATGTGTTGAAGGAAGTGGATCTGTGCATTTGTCAGAGTGTTCAAGGCGTTCTCCTGGAATTGTGGTGACTCACGTTGTGAATAACGCACGTCAGGCTTCATCGGGCCGAGCTGGAGAGAAGTTCCAAGAGCCGTTCGCAATGTACGACAGATCCACCAGTGCCACACTTAAACCACGACAGAGCGAACGGAAGCCAGCTTTGTCGACACACTCGCCAATCTCGTATTCGTTAAACCAAACCTGCCAGCGATCGAAACATCCGATATCACCAACCAGGCTCAGTTCATCAGTCACATTCACGGACACGAGCGTGTCACTGCTTTCGCGTTCGGTCCCAGTGAGAGCCTCAAGCCAGTCAGGCGTAATCTGATCGTCATCATCGGTCTTCACCGTGGCGAGGATGTGTGAGGCCAGCAGTTCACTTGGAGTTTGAGTGGATGGAGTTCTCCAATCGGCAACAATCTTCTCAGCTACCGCAATCAGTTCCTTTGCGTTCATCACTTGCCCTCCCCTTCGAGTCGCTCGAAGTACTTGTTGTCGTAAGTCGTCTGGATGTAGTTCGCCATCTCCGTGATCTCTCGAATGAGGTTCTGCTGCATGCCCGGAATCGAGAAGGCCGGGATCTCGATCGACATCATGGCTGAGACGACAGATTGAAGCTTCTCGCGGTCGCTACCTTTCGGCAGCTTGTCGCGATACCTTCCGGCGGCTCCGGGGGAGGCAATTCGGAAAGAACCTTCACAGCCCAATTGAGTTCGAGTTCCTTCCGCTGTGCCTCAATCCTGGCCAACATTTGAATCCGTTCGGCCTCTTGCTCCTTCCGTTGCCTGGCCAGCTCTTCACGTTCCTTGGCAAGCCGTTCCTCTTCGAGCTTGCGGGCCTGTGCGGCTTCGGCCTCTTGCTGCTGACGCTTCTGGTGGGCCAGCTGGGCAGCTGCCACCAGCTCTTCGAACTCTTCGTCAGCGATCTTTTCGAGGCCGGGGAAGATGATGGCTCCGAACTGAGTGAGCTGATCCTTCCGACGTTGCAGCTTGCGGGCTGCGATGGCTGCAATTTCTCGCTCGACCTCATCTTGCCGATTGGCGAGTAGGATCTCTGTCGGTTCCACCAGGGCGGTGAGTTCCTTTGCTGCGGCGTCGACACGTCTGCCGAACTCGACGGCATCGGCTTTGAGTTCCTTGCGTTTCTTCTCGATCTCGCATCGTACCTTTTTGAGATCGAGGCGGGCTCGCCTGACTCGCTCGAAGCCTTCTTTGTCATCGACTCCGGCAATGGTCAGCTCGGCCACCTGGCCCACCGCTGACTTGATGCCTTCGATGTCGAGCCCGTACGAAGCGGGCGTGATGTTCACGTTGATGAGTTCAGACACTTTTGCTTCCTCTCGTTTTCGAGTCGCCAATATCGCGAGACGTTCGCCCGGACAGTGGCTGTTGTGATGTGGAATTCGGCAGCAGCTGCAGGAGCCCCGAGCTTGCCTTCAGTGGTTGCCATTGCCTTGAGTCGCATGAAACCCTTCGGGCAGTGCCGGGCCTTCATGCTGTGACGCTTGGCGATGTTGTGGATGGTCATGGCCTCGATCGACGGGAGTTCCTGTTCGATCTCTTCGATGTACCAGCCTTGACGTAGAGCGGTGACGACGGTGTTTTCGTATTTGGAGGTCATTCGCTGGGCCTCACTTCGGATATCGCGGCCATCGCCGCAACCAGGATCGACAGGCACCACGCGATCCAGATGTGTGCCGGGTATCGAATGCCAGTTGCCTCCTCGCGGTGGCACCCCCAGATCCCGAGGCACACGGCAACAGTGATGAAGATCAGGTGTGGTGTCATTCGATGGGCCTCAGCTCGGCCACGTGGTCGGTGATGGTGAATGGTCGGTACGAAATGTCTGTGTCCGTCAGAGACACGAAACCATTCACAACCTCCCAGTGGACAATCTTTCCGCTCCACTTGAAGAAGTGGGCAGCTTCGATGTCGGTGATGGTGAATGGTCGGTACGAAATGTCGCGAATCACCCGCCCGTCCGGCACGTCTTCGAGGCGTGTGGGCAGGGGAGCGTAAACAGGACGGCGACATGGGCACTCATCCTCTAATACCTCGCCGAAGAACACTGTCCACGGTTTCCATCTGCTCTCAACGTGAGTCCATCGCTCGTCACCCTCTTGGATCGTGTCCTTTCCTGCCACTAGACTCAGCCAATGATCGACATTCCGCTCCATCGGCCTTTTCCGGAACTGCCACGCGACCGGAGCCGCGACAGGCTGGGCATGTGAACTCTGGGCTGTCGATGGCCCACCCTGCGATTCGTACGGCTCATGCAGCACAGCCGCCACATTTGCGGCTGTCACCTCAGGGAACCCGACTGGCTCGCGACGGAGAACCCAACCGCCGAACGCATCTCGGAACTCCGACACGATGCAGACGTAGTGACCGTTTCCGATATCGCCTTGTCGGTCGTCGATGTGATACCGATCCCCCTCCATCACCGTCTCATCGTCACCCACGCAGTACCAGCCAGACGGCGGGATGTATTTGCTGGGGATGCGGTATTCGTTGAACTCTCGCTCTGTTCCAAATGCTGTTCCGCAGAGTCCACTTGATTCCCACCGACCGCCTTTCACGCGAAACTCCAGCCCCTCCGGCCTGATGTCTCCCGGCTCTGGATACCATTGCTGATACCACTTCTCGCCGTCCTTCGTTGGTGTGCCAAGTTTCTCCATGGTTATTCAGCTCCCTTCAGTGAGTAGACGGTTCCCCGGCCTTCCTTGTGGGCCAGGATTGTGCCGGACTTCAGCATGTTTTTGACGAGACGCTTGAAGTCGTCTGTTACCATGTGCATTCGCGGGAGAATGTCGCGATGATTCTTCCACCCCTTGCCGATCAGCTTCACCAGGAGATCAGACTTCTTTCCGTCCGTCTTGGTTCCCATGCAGGCATCGAACGCAGGGTGGGCCATCGACAGCCCAGAGTTCACATGCCCGGCCTGTCGCAGCTCCGGGCGCGTGGCAGGTCCGGGAAAGGCCGATGGAGCGGGATGTCGAACATTTGCTAGGTCTAGGGGCCGGGAA